AGGCGCCGGTGATGCTGTGGGCCGACTGGCACATGGGCGAGAAGGTCGAGCCCTCCGAATTGCACGGCGTCAACGGCTATTCGCTGGAGATCGCGCGGGCCAGGGCAAACCGTGTCGTCGAGCGCGCCATCACCATCGCCCGCGACCATGGGCCGGGGCTTTATCCCGGCGCCGTGGTGGCGCTGATGGGCGATTTCGTCTCGGGCGGACTGCACCCGGAACTGCTGGCGACGGATGAGGCGGAGATCCTGCCCTCGGTGCTGCATGCCGCCGATCTGCTCGCCGCATCGCTGACCCGCATGGCGGATTTCTTCGGGCGGCTTTATGTGCCGGCGGTCTGCGGCAACCATGGCCGGCTGACCCGCAAGCCCGAATTCAAGCGCTACACGGCGAAGAACGCCGATTTCATGATCTACGAGATCCTGCGCGGCAGGCTCGCGGGCGATTCCCGCATCCGCATCGATTTCCGCGCCGAAAACGACATGCACTGGCGCGTCTATAACCTGCGCTTCGCCCAGACGCATGGCGACATGCTCGGCGTCAAGGGCGGCGACGGCATCATCGGCGCGATGGGCCCGATCATGCGCGGCGAGATCAAGACCGGCAAGCAGATGGCGGCGATCGGCCGCGATTACGACATCCTGCTGATGGGCCATTGGCACCAGATGCTCTGGCTGCCGCGCGCCATCGTCGCCAACAGCCTGAAGGGCTGGGACGAATATGCGAGGCTTTCGCTGCGCGCCCCGCCGAGCCGCCCCTCGCAGCCTTTGTTCTTCGTGCATCCCCGCCACGGCATCACCTCGCAATGGCAGGTCTGGGCCGATGAAGGCCCGGCCCCGGCGGAGGAAAACTGGATCAGCTGGAAGGAATGAAAATGGACAATTTCGACCCATCGGCCGGCGGGATCAAGCAGGATGCCGACAAGCTGCGCATGGACCTCCTGCCGCCCGACGCGATTGAAAGCGTCGCGGCCGTCTTCACCTATGGCGCCGCGAAATACGATGACCGCAACTGGGAGAAGGGCGGCCGCCATGGCCGCTGGATGGCGGCGATTCTGCGCCATTGCTTCGCCTGGATGAAGGGCGAGCGGAATGACCAGGAGAGCGGCTTGCCGCATCTCGCCCACGCGGCCTGCTCGATCCTGATGCTGCTCGGCATGGAATTGCGCGGCATCGGCACGGATGACCGGGCCAAGACGGTTGCCCCGAGCGGGCAAGAAACGGGAGGGACGCGCCGCCCGGCTGGGTGAATGACCCGAGCGGTAAACCGTTCATCAGGAACCGTCCGCAAAAACCGGATAGCTGCTTATCGCCCGCTGGCTTCACCGCCGGCGGGCTTTTTTGCGTTGGGGGAGCCTCCCATCATATTGCTCATCCAAGCAATATGATGGGAATCCCACACGTCACATCGGGTTGGGCTGATGCGCAAGATGACGGGATGGTTTTCATGGCGGCAAATCATCGTAACATTCATCGCAGATGACGTGCATGGACGGTTTGCCGATGTCGCGATAGCGTCTAGGTTCGCTATGCCTCTTGGGCGGCAGCGGTTCTCCACATCGGCCGCACTGCGTAAGCTGCCTTACGCTTCCGACGAACCCCGGCTCTTGCATGGCCCATTTTGCCGTGCTTTCGCCATCTGCGGTCGATTCATGTTGATCCATCATCCTTCCCTCCCGAGTGCGGCGCGCTGACGGGTCACCACCCGCGCCCGATTCCACCATAACCTGGCCCTGCCATTGCTTTCGCCAGCGCCGCCTCTAGCTTGGCGATGCGGGCCTCTGCGGCCATGCGTTCATCTCGATAGCGCAGCTTGGCCGTGAACTCCGCATCGGCGGTTTCCTTGGCCTTCGCCAGCGCCGCTTCAAGCTCGGCGATGCGGGCTTCAGCGGCCTGTCGAGCTAGACCGTCAACACTCCCCACCCTTAAAGCTGCGTCTAGTTCTGCATTCAATTGGGAGATGCGGGCGTGCTTCTCGCGCAGAAGCGAGCCGGAATAGTTGGCGACGACTGCTGCGCCTTTCATGGCCTCACGGCTTTCCAGCACCTCGGATGCGAGGGCGCGAATGGTGGCGGGGTCGCAGCGGGCGATGTGGGAGGTATTGCGTCGATACTCCAAAGGGAACTCGCGTCCTTTTTCTGTTTTTGCTACGAGGGTCCACTCACGGCGGCCTTCGATGTAAATCCCTACTAAAGTTCCGCTGCCCTCCCACGGCCCTGGCGTCACTCCCTCGCATCCGTCGATCAGCGCCTTCAGTGCTTCGTCACTCAGTCGGGTCATTGGCGGGGCTCCTTTAATGCGCGGACGTCTTTGGCGGCATCGTACCGCCCTCGGTCGTAGGGACTGCCGGGCGGGAGGTTCCCGTTCTCGTCTCTATCGTTTCCCCGCCATATAAAGCGGATCGGGATATGCCACCCCCGCCCCCGCCGCCCCCGCCGATGACCGCGAGGCCGTCAGGCACGACGGCATAAGTCCCCCGCCCTCCAAACGTGAAGGGGGAAGCCGTTAAAGACTCCCCTGCCTTGAAGGGGGTAAGGGCAAGCGTTCCGTTCTCTGCCACGGTGACGATGCCGCCCCCCTGCGCCCCTGACTTTTTCAGCGACATGTCAATGATGCTGATGACCATTCCTGTAATTGCCTGAAACCTGGCGATGCGGGCGTCCTTCTCGCGAAGTTCCCTTGCGGCCTTTTGCAACAGCGGCGAGAGGTCAACAAGATCACTGCCATTGCCGCCCGAAGCGACAATTTCAAGCATGTCTGCGGTCGTTACCTCTTGTTCGTCACTCAGTCGGGTCATGGGCGGGGCTCCTTAAATGAGCGGATGTTGGAGACTGCGGTTTTTATCCCGGCAGAAAAGCCATCAGCATAATCGCTTAGACCTTTATCGGCATCGTCCTGCTGAACTACATTCGCCGCCTTCGCCGCTTCCTCCAGGATCATCGGGGCGACGGCTTCAAGAACAGCTTTTTGTGCCATGCCTATGTGAAAATGCGACAATCCGCGCTCTCTGGTTTCATTGATGTGGTCACTCCACGTTTTACGAGCCTTCTCCACTATCTCATCCGTTATGACGCTCTTGCTCATGGCTACACCTTCCCCCGCCGCGGCCTTTTGACTTTTGGATGCTTCGGGAGGACGGCGATCGTATATTCCCGGCCAGACTGCATATCCCTTGGATCGAGCAGGCCAATCACCTTGAACCTTGCCGCGCGCATGCCCCTCGCCACAACGGTCGGCGGCCCCGTGTTGGTCGGCGTGCTGACGAAACGCGCGCTCTCGGGATTCAGCAAAAGCGGCGGAGCCTTGTCATCCATGGTCATGGCTATCTCCCTTCCTTCCCCCGCCGCGCCGCGCGCCATTCCTCGGGCAACGTGAACCGCCCCTGCCAGATCCCGCGGCGGCTGCGCCGCGCCAGATCCTCCGCCAGCAAGAAATCCGCCTTGTGCGGACGCGGCGAGCCGTCGCGCCAGTCGAGATAACGCTTGTAAGCGACGGCATGGCCGCCCAGCACCATGACGAGGTTGATGTCGATATCGCCCGCCCGGCACATCGCCAGGGCGCGGCCGTAGCGGTCCTCCGCATCGCGCGGATTCTGCTGGCAGGCGGCGACCCCGGCGATCAACGCATTGAGCGCCGCCGTTGCCGCCTCTCCGCAGCGCCAACCCCTTCCCTCCCCATCCTCGCAAAGCTGCGCCGATTCGGGCGCGTCGATGCCCTGCAGGCGGATCATGCGGCCGCCGATCTCGATCGTGTCGCCGTCGACCGCCCGCGCCCGCCCCACGATGGGCGGCAACGATGCCCCGGCCTCCTGCCCCGGCGCCTGGCCGGGCAAGCAGAGAAAACCAAAGGCGGCGCAGATGAGGGCGGCGAGCATGCGGATCAAGCTTACCATCGCGGCCCGCGAACGCCATGGGAACTTTTCTGGGAAGTCCCGGTTCCCATCCATGCCGTTCGGTGCTATTCCGTTCCGCAACAAGACCGGAAGAGATCGGCGGCGAGACTGAAATCCCGTAAGGATTTCAAGACGTTGCTGAACGTCGGGGTGTAGCGCAGTCTGGTAGCGCATCTGGTTTGGGAGCGGGTATTCAATCATTTTAACTCCTTGTTTTGTTTCATGTTTTTGGCGCTTCCCATATCACCGTGGGAAGTTTCATGGGAAGTTTCGGCCTGTTCCATGGCGCGGCGGAGGGCCTCTTCCCCCTGTTTGAAGTAGCGCATCGTGGTGGCGATCTCGCTATGGCCGGCGAGCGCCTGGGCCGCGGCCACCCCGCCCGCATGGCCGACGCGGGTGATGGCCGTGGCGCGCATGTCGTGCAGGCGCAGGCCCATGACGGGATCGATCCGCGTCGAGGTGAAACCGGCCCGCGCCCGCGCCCGGCGGAATTCGGTCTTGAGGCCGCTGATTGTGACCGGCGCGCGCGCCTCCTCCCGCCCCGCCTGCCCGCGCTGCGGCGCATAGGTCCAGACGCCATCCTGATCGTGCCGCTCCAGCTCATGGCGCAGCAATGTGGCCATGGCATCGGTGAGCGGGATGACGCGCAATTTGTCGCCCTTGCCGATGAGGCGGAGCGAGGGCCTGCGCCCGAAGGCGATCTGGTTGCGCCGTAATGTCACCAGCTCCTCAAGGCGAAGCCCCGAGAGAATGGCGAAGCGCAGGATCGGCCGGTAATCCGGCCTCACCTCGGCCAGCAGGCGCGCCTCCTCCTCCGGCGAGGCCGGGCGGGGCCGGGGCTCCTTCTCGCGCAGCAGGATATCCTTCCAGACGATGCGGGCGACCGGCTGGCCCCAGACATCGCGGGCGCGCAGCAGAATGGCGCGCAGATGCTCGATCACGGTGCGGTTGACCGAAGCCGCCGAAACGCCCTCGGTCTGCCGGAGGGAGACGATGCGGGCCAGCATATCGCCGTCGATGGCGCGGATCGGCGTGGCGTTGCCGATCGCCGTCTGCAGCCAGGCGAGATCGCGTTCGATCTCCTCGGGCCGCGCCCGCCGGCTGCCCTTCTCCACGAACCAGCGCGAGCTGGCCGTGAAGAAGCTCATGAGTTGAAGGCCAGCACCCTGGCCGATGGCGGCCGCCGCTTCCGCCCGCAGGCGCTGGACGTGCTTTTCGGCTTCGCGGAGAGCCGTTCGGCGCGTCGAGCCGCGAAATCGATGGCCGGCGAGGCGGAAATCATAGTGCCAGCAGCCTTCGCCTTCGTGCCGCCAGAGGCCCTTGACGCGTCTGGATTGATCCCGCTTCTTGCGCATGGCTGCACCTTTCGCCTGGCCTTGAACGCCTCGATCTCCCGCCGCTCGATCCGCAGCGCCGCGCGCGCGGCGCCTGGCGAGCGGCCGTCATAAGCCGCAATCTGCCCCTCATTGATCAGATCGCGCAAGTGCCTCCCGGTGAAACCGAGATCCAGCGCCGCGGCTTGGAGGGTGAGCGCGCCGGTCATGGGGCTACCAAAATGATGGGCGGATCGGACGACGGATGATCCTTGGCCTTCGGGAAAGCGTCGCGGGCGCGCAATTCGCGGCACACCTCGCGCACGATCTCGTCGCCCGTCGCTTTCCGCGCAATTTCCGGCACGATACTGTAAAGCGGCGCTGATTTACTGTGAGAAATTCTGAGCCGCGCGGCGACATTTCTTGCCTCATCAGCCCACAACAGATGAAGCATAGGCGTCGTAATCAATCTGTTTTCCTTGAACGCGCAATGCTTCGCTTCAACCTTTTCTCCGCACTCCACGGTGTCCGCGCCGCTCCAATTCGGGAGCCATCCGTGCTTCGGGTGCCTGTGTTTCGGTGCAACTGCAACGATCACGGTTTGGAGGTGAGAGACGAACGTTTTGACTTGAGCGTCGGCCCGATCCAGAACGTCTTTGCTGGACTTGATCTCAATCCCGATGATCCGATCCGGGGAGATCAGCGCCATATCGACCCTGTTCTCTCCGACGACAAGCTCATGAACGATCCGGGCATTGGGCCATCGCGGCCTGGCCCAATCCATCAAGGTTCGCCGCATCGCAAATTCTTCGGAGGACCGATTGCGGCGCTGCTCAACCTGTTCGGTTGCTTGTGGCGCGACCTCCATTACTCCACCCTCTCGCAGGTCGGCTTATTGGCCAGTTCGAGCAGCACATCGGCGTGGCATGGCGCGCCGGGGGCGCAGGCGCAGGCGAGATTCCTGCCGCGCAGCGCCTCCCTCATCAATGGCGCGCGGATCGCGGCCATCGCCTCTTTCTGCTCTTCGATCCCCGCCTTCGCCGAGATGGCGATGAACCCGCTGGCGAGCGCCCTGTAGAGAGCCACGCAATAGGCCGCATCGCCATCCCTGCCGGTGACAAACGGGTTGCCCCATTTCCGGCCCGGCCCGCGCGTCACGACGACCGCCTCCAGCCCGTTCATGGCCCGGCTGTGCTCCTGGAGATTGAAGCCCTTGCGGCGCGAGAGGCGGAGGCGCACGGGGCGGGCGGGCAAGCGGACCGGGCCTCCGTAAAGCACATCGTCGATCAGCGCATCCGCCTCCTCCGCTGTCATCGCCGGGTGATCCATCATCAATTCGCCGCGCACATAGGAGCGGCGCTGCGCCTCGTGCATCTTCGCCAGCGCCCCGGGCGTCATGGCGGCGACCATGGCGCGGGCGCGTCCGAGGAGGCGGTTGAATTCGGCGGTGGCGGTGGTCATGGCGCGAGACTCCGGAACGCGCCGACATGGAACAGCGCGGCGACGGTGATGGCATTGCCGATAGCCTTGAGGATGATACTGCCGAAGTCCTGCCCCGTCCGGCCCCACCATTCCCGCCAGCGGATGATGATGATGAGATAAGCGCCCAAGCGCCAGCCCACGAACAGGAGGAGCCAGATTTGCAGCAAGGTGAAAGTCTGGATCATGACTGCGCCTCCGGCATGGCGTTATGCTCGACGCCGTCGAGCAGGCGGCCGGCGCGGGCTTTGCCGAGCGGCGTGGCGCGAACGACGCGATCGCCATGGAAGCCGTGCCCGCCTTCGAGATTGAGCCAGCGGCCCTTCGGGTCTTCCCGGTTAATGTCACCGCACCTCCGCCAGTCCGGATCATCCCGATCGCGGTCGTAGGTGACTGCCCACTCCCCCCATTGCTTGAAGAAGAACGCGGTGCCCGCGGCCTGGCATTGATCGCGGATCGATCGCGCCCAATCCGGATGCATGGGCCGCGCGCCGTCGCCGGATTCGCCGCCGACGATGATCCAGTCGAGGCGGCCCGGAGGTCCGTTGAAGCCGCCCGTGCCGCGCAGAGCGTCGTAAATCACGGACCCTCGCAGGTCCGGCCTCGGCTGCGCAACTTCGGTGAAATCCACAGGCCCAAGCAGAGGCTCGGCGGAGACGAACCGCACCGCCGCCGGCGTGGCGAGCAGATCGGGGATGCGCTCATCGGCGCGCGCCTGATCCTCGGCGGAGACGCCAAGCCAGACATTGGGCAGGGGCCATTCTGGCAAATCCGCTTCTGTCGAGTGTTGCCGCCCTTCGTAATTTGCGATCCATCCCATGATATTCGCTGGAGCCAAGCCCCTGACATACTCCCGCATCCGCTTCGCCCGTTTCGTCAGCACCTGGAATGTGTGCTGCGGCAAAAGCGCCATGACGGCAAAGACGCGGTCGATCACCGCATCCGGCACGCCCTCGTGGAAGAGGTCCGCCATCGAGTTGACGAAATACATGGTGGGCTTCCTGCGCCTGAGCGGCGCGAGCAGCACGGAATCGGGCGCGATGCCGATCTTGCCGGTCCAGACCGGCTTGCCGTTGACGCGCTTCGTCGTGCCTTCGTAATGGCTGCCCGGCCTGTCAAGCAGGCGCGCGGCCTGAACCATGGCGTAGCAATTGGTGCAGCCGGGGCTGACGAGCGAGCAGCCCGCCACCGGGTTCCATGTCTGCTCGGTCCATTCGATCGCGCTCTTGCCGGTCATGCCCCGCCCTCCAGCGCCTCGACTTCCGCCTTCGCCTTGTCGAAGGCCTTGCGGGCGGCCATCATCTTGGTCTGCGCGGACATGCTGATCTGCGCCTCCGCGACGGAGATGGCCTTCGTGAGGTCGTCAGCCAGCCCCCTTGCCGTATCGGGGCTCATGATGAATCGCGCGCCGCTGGCGCGAAGGGCGATCTCGCCGTTGTCGGCGCTGATAAACAATCTGGCGCTCATCGGACAAGCTCCGGTTGGCCGAAGAGATCGGCGATGGGGGATGGGGCGGCGGCGGCCGTGGCGCGCTTTTGGGCGCGCTGCTGCCAGGCGAGAGAGGCGGCGGTGAGGCGCACCAATTCGCGTTCGATCCGCCCGATCCCGCCCTTCTTGCGGCGGCGGGCGGCATTGAGCTTTTTGGCTGCCGCGATGCGCAATTGCAGCGCGCGGCGGGGCTCGATCGGGATGATGGGGCGCAAAATCATTGGGCGGGGGTTCATGGCTTCACCTCAAAACGGAATGTCGTCGTCGAGATCATGGGCCGGCGCGGAACCTTGACCTGAAGATCGGGGCTCCGCGCTGCGGCCTTTCATGTCGCCGTAGCCCGCCGTCTTGCCCTCGCGCTCGGCCGCGTCGTTCGGCGGCGGGCGGGCGCCCTCGCTGCGGTCGAGGATCACCAATTCGCCGCCGAAGGCGCGCAGCACGATCTCGGTGGTCCAGCGCTCCACGCCGCTCTTGTCGGTGTATTTGCGCGTCTCGATCCGGCCCGCGACATAGACCTTCGAGCCCTTGGCGAGGTTGCGCTCCACGATGCCGCAAAGGCCGTCGTTGAAGATCACCACATTGTGCCATTGCACCGCTTCCTTGCGCTCGCCGGTCGTCTTGTCCTTCCAGGATTCGGAGGTGGCGACGGAGAAGGAGGCGACCTTCGCGCCGGAATTCAGCGTGCGGATTTCCGGGTCGCGGCCCAGGTTGCCGATGATCTCGGCTCGGTTGATGGAGAACATCAGCGCTTCGCCTTGCCGATCGCCTTGGCGGGATTGTGTTCGATGGTCGCCGGCTCGGTGATTGCCGGGGCGCAATCGAGGAAGGCGATATTGGGCCGTTGCTTGCGACCACGGGCAAAATCGATCTCCGTCTTGGCCGTGCCGATGATCCTGCCGGCGAGATGGGCGAGAACGATGCCCTCGTTGATATCGACCTTTCCGCTGCGGATGCCTTGCCATACGTCGATGAGTTCGGCGCGCATTTCGACCATGTTCTTCATGTCAGTCTCTCCTGAGTTCGCGGACAAGCCGCAGTTGCTCCGCTTTCACGGAAATGAAATTGGCGATGGTGGGGTCATGGCGATCGCTGGCTGGCCAGCCGAGCAGCTTCAAAATGTAGGAGTGGTGAAGAGAATCTCTTTCGGCTTTTCCCGATGCGCGTTTTTCCGCGGCAAGCCGCTCCTTGTTGGCTTCTCTCCATGCTCGGTGCTTCGCAAGGTACTGCTCCTTGTTGGCCTCTCTCCATGCTCGGTGCTTCGCAAGGCGCTGCTCCTTGTTGGCCTCATAGTACGCGCGCTGGCTCGCCGCGATCCGCTCCTTGTTAGCCTCACGGTATGCGCGGCTTTTTGCGGATCGCTGTTCTCCGTTGGCCTCACGGTAGGCGTGCTTTTTCGCGGCGCTGATCCGCTCCTTGTTGGCCTCACGGTAGGCGCGCTGCCTCGCCGCGATCCTCTCCCTGTTGGCCTCACCGTATGCGCGCGTTTTCGCGGCGATACGCTCCTTGTTGGCCTGATAGTATTCGCGCCACTGCTGCTTGTTGGCCTCACGGTATGCAATCACGCGCTCCTTGTTGGCCTCACGCCATGAGCGCGCTTTCGCGACACGCCCCTCCTTGTTAGCCTCACGGTGTGCGCGCCTGTGAGCGGCCATCCGCTCTTTGTTGGCCTCTTCCCACGCGCGCTTTCCGGCTGCGATCCGCTCTTTGTTAGCCGCCCGCCAAGCCCGCATATACTGAGCCTTCCGCTCCTTCCTGATGTCAGAGTGTTCGCTATTACTGCCCATCTTCTTTCTCTTTCACCCTCAAACCCATCCCCAAGCCCATCGCCCGTGTCCGGAGCGAAGCTGCAAGCTTGCTTGCAGCGCAGTCCCGGACGCGGCGATCACTCGAAAACCTCCCGGACGCGGCGATCACCCAAAACTTCACACTCTCATGGGCATCAAAACAAACAACGCGCTCGCCCCATCCCGGCTTTGCGCCAGCGTGGGGCTCGACGGGTCGCCCAATTTGAACAACACCGTATCCCCCGCCATCTGGCCCAGCATGTCGGCGAGGTAGCGGGCGTTGTATCCCGTCTCGAAATCCGGGCCGTCGTAATCAGCCTCCATCTCCTCGCTGGCGGAGCCGGCGTCGGGATTGCTGACGGAAAGCGTCAATTTGCCATCGGTCATCCTGAAGCGCACGGCCCCGCCGCGCTCGCTGCTGATCGTTGAGACGCGGTCGACCGCGGCCAGCAAGGCCCCGCGCTCCGCCACCAGGCGTTTCTCGTTCGCCGCCGGAATCACGCGGGTGTAATCCGGAAAAGTCCCGTCGATCAGCTTGGAGGTGAGGGTGAGGCCCGGCAGGATGAAGCGGATCTTCGCAGGCGAAGCCTCGATCGTGACCGCCTCCTTGGAATCCTTGACGCCCTTCAGAGCCGCCAGCACCTCGCCCACGGTCTTGCGCGGCACGATGATGCCCGGCAGCCCAGACGCGCCATCCGGCGCCGTCAGCCGCTCGCGGGCCAGTCTGTGCCCATCCGTCGCCACGGCGGTGAGATGCGTTTCATCATCCGCCGCGTTGATGTGGAGATAGATGCCGTTCAGGTAATAGCGCGACTCTTCCGTGCTGATCGCGAATTGCACGGTTGAAAAGAGCTGCGCCAGCGCGCCGGCGGCGAGCGTGAAGCGATGAAATTCATGCGGAAGAGCCATGCTGGGGAAATCGCCGATCGGCAGGGCCTGCAGCGTGAAGCGGCTGCGGCCGCCGCGCACCACCAGGCGCCTATCATCAGCATCCATGGCGAGGCTCACCTCGCCGCCCTCCGGCATCTTGCGCAGGATATCGTGCAGCAGATGCGCAGGCACGGTGGTGGCCATCTCGCCCGCCACCTCCAGCACCGCCACGGCCTCGATGTCGAGATCGGTGGCGGTGAGCGTCAGCCGCCCGCCCCTGGCCGAGAGCGCGACATTGGAAAGGACAGGGATGGTGTTGCGCCGCTCGACGACGCGCTGCAGAGAGGCCAAAGCGCCGGACAGGGTGTCGCGGGAAAGGGTGAGGGATTGGTTCATCACTGTCTCTTTTTTAGCCATGACGGTTGGACCGGGTTTGCGCGTGTGCGGATTCTTGCTGACCGCTCGCTCCGGACGATGCTCGTCCGCTCGCGGCTTGCGAAGATGCAAGCTTGCTTGCGTCGAAGTCCGTCGCGCTCGCGCCAGTAAAGACAGGCAGGTGGTGCCGGAACAATTGCAGCAGCCGCTCGGCGCAGACGCCGGGCGAAAGCGGTGGCCCGAGAACGCGGTGGTGGCGCGGGATATCCTCCAGCGCCAGCCATGTCTCGGGCGGATCGGGCAGGTAATCGCGCCGCTCGGTCATCAGGGCGATCTGGTCGATCTTCCGGACGGCTTCGTGCATCGCCTTGTCGGGCAGCGGCAGGTGGGCGGCTTTGTGGATGGCGAAATCGTGAGCAAACTTGAGTTCTGCGATGCCATCTGCCGCTTCGTCGCTGAGATGAGCATCGCCCATGACGCTCGCTACGGAGATGGCGATCGCCTTGGCCACCGGCGTGGCGATATCGCCGATCCGCGCCTCATGCGCATCATGCAGCAGCCAATGCGGTATGGCCCATTCGAGCTTCTGCCAGCGTGCGATCTCGACGCCGATAATCGTATGCCAGGCGACCGAGACATCGTATTTCGCCGCTCCGGTCCAGCGGTAAACGCGCGCCAAAGTCTCGGCGATCTCGGCGAAATCGACCTGCGCTGGCGTCGGATCGATCAGGTCGATCCGGTTGCCGAAACGGGAGAGGATATGGGGCAGTCCGGTCATGCGAGCCGCCCGATGAAGTCGCGGCCGAGCGCGCGTTCGATGAAGATCAGCGCTTCCGCCCTGTCGCCGCGCGACAGCGCGTCCCGCGCGGTTTCCAAATCTTCGGGCTGCGACGAAATGATTGACATGTCGCCGAACTCATTGCGCAGACTGATCGCTTCGGCCTCGGCTTCGGTGATCTTTTTGCGGTCGATCAATTCCTGCAGCAATTCATCGTCCTCGAAATCATCGAGATCGATTTCGACATAGGTTTCCTGCGTGGTGCTTTTCCTCTGCCAACCCATCACGCGCCCTCCGGCCGGCAGACGGGGAAGGCCACGGCCTGCGGCGCGGGCTGAACGGCCGCGGCGTTGAAGGCGGGCAGCGTGCCGGGCCGGGCGATCTCCACGATTCCGGCGAGCATCAAGGCAAACGCGCCGATGAGGGTGAAGGCGGCAAGGGTGCGCTCGGTGCGGGTGAAAATCGGGCCTGGCTTGACGACGCTCTCGGGGCCAATCGCTGCCAACTCGGCGGAGCCTGTCATCCGATCCCGAACGAGCTTCGCCATCCTCGCCGCTTCATCGCTCGCCAGCTTTCCGTAAGCCAGCACCTGATGCGGCGACCAGCCGCGCTGGTGCAGATGCCAGGGCTCGACATGGCCCCATTCCGCCTCAATCTCGCGCATGTCCAACGCCATGCGCCGGACGATGAAAGCCGCGACGCGCATCGCCTCACGGGGGATGTCCTCCCTCGCCGCGAGCGGATGAGCACCCCCGCTGCGAGCGGACGAGCATCGTCCGGAGCGAGCAGCGAAGCCGGAATCCTCCGGAGCGAGCGGCGCAGCAAAAACCTTCGCTGCTGCGGGGTTGTCGGGGGACGGAATCGGGTTCATCGGGCCTCCTGTCGGGGTGACGGGAGGCAAAATGCATAACCGATTATCGGTTGTCAACCGTTTTTCGGTTAAAAAGATTGACGCTGATTGCGGGCGTTCCGTTGCGCCCTCGCCGTCCTTGTGCTTCAATCCATCATCTGGCTATGGAAACGGCGGGGAATGACCAGTGAAGCAAATGTTTTCGGTTTTGTTTGTCCTGATCATGAGCCTCCCGGCGCTTGCGCAGGAAAAGCGGGCAACGCGGGAGTCTTTTGCCTGCAGTCATCTGGATCAGCTCATGCTGGCTGGCGAGATGGTGGTTAAAAAAGACTATGCCTCGTTCAAGGCTTACATCACCGATATGGCGAATATCGGCGAATGCGTGATGATCAACAAGGGCAACCGGCTCTTCGTTGAGGGCGTCACGGGCGGCGTGGCGGCCTGCGTGCGCGTGCGCGCCGAGAAGAAATGCCGATGGACCGTTCCGCAAAGCTACGAATGAGCGTTACGCCTCCTTAACCTGTCAACACGCCCTTGATGCGGTAGCACCACAGGATTTCCGGTTTTTCCTCAATAGGAATGTCAATATTCTGGCTGCGCAGGACATAGGAGCCGTTGACCCGCTCCAGCATCTTCACCACCCGCCGGCCGTCCCTGAGATCGATGACGCAATAATTGTTGAGCAGGTCGCGCGGCAGATAAGGATCGCGGGCCACAAGCAGAATGTCGCCATCGTGATAGCGGGGCAGCGCCGAATCGCCGACCACCTTGAGGGCGAAAGTATCTTTGGGATCGGGCAGGCTCACCACATCGATGGCGTTGTTCCATGACATATCATCGATCGCCGCCACGTTTAGTCCGGCGCCCACTGTGCCCATCATGCGCACCTCGCCCGGCGCGCTTGCGGCGCGCATGTCGCCCCTGCCGGTTTCGAGCCAATCGATATTGACCCTGTAGATCTTGGCGTAGCTGCGCAGGTTTTCCAGCGCCACGGCGTCCAGGTTCTCGTGGTTGCGCACGGTCTGCGCCGCGAGGCCGAGACGCCGGGCAACCTCCGCCACAGAGAATCCCCGCTCCTTGCGGGCTCCCTTGAGACGCTGGCCTATGGTTGAAGGCGCCTTGATCATGGGATTCAAGTTATCCGAAAATTTTAAATGACCCGGTTCAAATTATCCTAAAATTTTACCGATTATCGGTTGACAAGACTAACCGTTTTTCGGTTATATCACGGCATGACGCCGCCACGCACAAAGCGCCTGCGCTCCCTGATGCAGGAAATGCTCGGTTCTCCGCTCTCGCAGCGGCAATTCGGCCTGTTTCTCCGCCTGCCGCAAAGCACGGTGAATGATCTTGAGCGCGGCAGGCGTGAATCCGGCCCCGTCTCGATCCTCCTCGATCAGCTCGAATCGCTGCTCGCCCGCGACGGGGCGGAGGCCGCGCGGGCCATCGTGCTTTCCGGCGCGCCCATCGCACTCGCTCCTCCCACCCCGGCGTCCGTTTGTTTGGCCGGGGAGAACTGCCCCTCCGCTGCTCCGGCGGCGGAGGGGACTTTTTCGGGCGAAGATTTCGGGAGGGCTATGGCGATGCAGCAAGGCTTCGGGAGGTTCGAGTGATGGAAGTCAGTCTTGCCGATTACCCTCCCAAATACGCGCTGGCGCTCATGTGCTCCCGCAGGATTGCGGAGATTGACGCCAAGCCCGCCGCCGAGCGGCGGCCTATCGATGTCTTGATTCGGCTCGCGCGGTCCGAGCAAATCGCATTCCTGCTCGGCCTCGACCGCGTCTCCATCCCGCGCCTGCGTCCCGGCAGCATCAAGCTGAAGCAGGGCGGGGCATGAAAACCGCCGCCGATCCAGCAACGCTTTTTCGCAAGGGCGGCGCGCCGATGAAGCCTTACGTCTCCAAACCGCTTCGCCGCCGCAGCTGGTCCGAACGGGCCGATGCGATCGATCATTACGACCGCCATTCCGAGGCGGCCTGCGCCGCTCTGGCCGAGGCCGATGTGCTCTATCCCGATGCGCCCGCCGCGCTAGCCCTGCCGTTCCGCGAGGGCCAGGCTTTGCGCAACGGGGCGCTCGCCCGCAGCGGGGTCTTCATTGGCTCCTGCATGGGCTCCCCCGCCGCGCTCGCGGCGGAAGCGGGCGCAAAGAGATCGCGGGACCGCTGATGCTGAGCGAAGCGCAAATCGCCGAGATCAAGGCGCGGACCGATCTGTCCTCGCTGGCGGAAAGCCTGGGCGCGAAGCTGCGCCGCTCGGGCGGGCGCTTCGTCGGCTCCTGCCCGATCTGCGGCGGGGGCAAGAGCGCCACCCGCTTCGAGATCAAGGGGGCGGGCTGGGTTTGCGCGGTCTGCCCCGATGGCGGCGATGCGATCCGATTGGTGCAGAAGGCCACGGGCTGCGATTTTCCCGAAGCCTTGCGGCGGCTCGGCGGCGCGGTGATCCTCTCGCCAGAAGAAGAAAAGCGCATCGCCGGGCGCACCCGCGCAGCGGAAGCCAGGCGGCAGGCGGAAGCGGAAAGCTGCCGCCAGCGCGAGATTGATGCGGCGAGGCGCATCTGGGATGAGGCGGGCGCGGCGCGGATCGATGGCGCTGTCGTGGCCTATCTCGGCGGGCGGGGCCTGGCGCTTCCTGAAACCGCCATGCTGCGCGAGCATGCCGCTTTGCCCTATTACCACGGTGAGGAGATGGACGAACGCGGGCAGAGCCGCCCGGCGCTGGTGCATCGCGGCCCCGCCATGGTGGCGGCGATCCTCGGCAATGACGGTCTCGTTCAAGGTTGCCACATCACCTGGCTGGATTCCTGCCCGCTCGCTCCGGACGATGCTCGTCCGCTCGCGGGAGCGCGGCCGCCCGGCAAACTGATGCTGGCCGACATGAAAACCGGCGAGGTGCTGCCCGCCAAGAAGATGCGCGGCAGCAAGGCGGCGGGGCATATCGTGCTGCGCAGCGGCTGGCCCGAGTCGCGAAGATTGTTTTTGGCCGAAGGAATCGAAACCTGCCTCGCCGTCGCCGCCGCTTTGCGCAAGGCGGGGCAATTGCGGCGCGAGGACGCCTTCTGGGCCGCTGGCGACCTTGGCAATATCGGCGGGAAACATTCCGGCACCGTGCCGCATCCGACCGCCGTGACGGCCACGGGCCGCCCGCAGCGCGTGCCCGGCCCGGAGCCCGACCGGGAAGCCCCGGCGATTGCGCTGCCTGATTCGCTCACGCATCTTGTGCTGCTCGGCGATGGCGACAGCGAAGCATTCCTGACCCGCACAACTCTGGAGCGGGCGCGGCGGCGCTATGCGAGGCCGGGCCTCGCCATCGCCATCGCCATGGCGCCCGAAGGCGCGGATTTCAACGATGTGCTGGTGGGCGAAGGGGTGGCGGCGTGATGGAGAACTCCCCCGCCGCCGGTGCGCCGAGCGAAGATGCAGGCTTGCTTGCGTCGCAGTCCGGCGCGCCTGCGGCCACTTTTCATGATGGCAAGATCACGCTCCACGCCGGCGATTGCCTCGATGTGCTGGCGCAACTGCCCGAAGCCTCGGTCGACGCGGTGGTGACGGACCCGCCATATCATCTGGCCTCCATCGTGAAACGGTTCGGGAAAGTCCCGCCCGGTGAGCCGAGCGAAGGTGCAAGCTCGCTTGCGTCGCAGTCCGGCGCGCCGGGCGCAGGAAAAACGGGCGTCTATTCCCGCTCCGCCCGCGGCTTCATGGGCAAGCAATGGGATGGCGGCGAGATCGCGCATCGGCCCGAAACCTGGGCGGCGGTGCTGCGCGTGCTGAAACCCGGCGGGCATTGCGTCGCGTTCCATGCCTCGAAGAACTGGGCGTTTCAGGCCGTGGCCATGGCGCAGGCCGGGTTCGAGCTGCGCGACACGATCACCGATCTCTTCGATCCCTCCCCCATCGCGGCGGAATTCGTGGCCAGCCTCTCGCCAGCCCAGGCGGAAGCCTTCGCCCATGTGCTGGCGGCGGATGACCGATTGGCTGATCTCTTCTGGATCTATGGCAGCGGGTTTCCGAAGTCGCTGAATGTGTGCCGCTCAATAGACAAGGTGAGTGGAGAAAGCGGCGTCTTCGCTGGCCCCAAAACGCCAGCCCATGCCGGACGGAAAAGGAAAGTTGCCGGTGTAGCGATACACGACAGGCCCTGGATGCACGATCCCGAGAGCATCGACCGGAATAATCGGGAATATCTTCCGAGTTCGGAATATGCCCGGCGTTTCGAAGGTTTTGGCACGGCGCTCAAACCCGCCTTCGAGCCCATCGTGCTGGCGCGCAAGCCGCTTGCGGAAAAGTCGGTCGCCGAACAGGTGCTGGCCACGGGAACGGGCGCGATCAATGTCGGCGGATGCAGGATTGGGGTGGGGCCTGACGAGCCGGAGAGCTACATGCGCGGTGAGCGCGCCATCACAATGAAGCGCCCTGCGAGCGCCAGTAATTCGGTTTCGCTTCCGCCAGTCATTTTGAAAGATAGCGGCCTCGGCCGCTGGCCCGCCAATGTCACGCATGACGGCAGCGCGGCGGTGGAGGGGGGGTTCCCGGAGACGGGCGAAAGCAAGTCGTCGCATCGAGGCTTGCAGCATAGCGGTCGCCACGGCGGCCTTGCCGATATTGGCGGCAACATAAAGCTAGGCACTGATGGGTTGCGTGGCCACGATGATGCCGGCGGCTCCGCCGCCCGTTTCTTCTATTCCTCCAAAGCCGATTCCGAAGACCGGATCGGCTCGAAACATCCCACGGTCAAGCCCATCACCCTGATGCGCTGGCTCTGCCGCATGGTGACGCCGCCGGGCGGCGTGATCCTCGATCCTTTCGCCGGCACGGGAACCACCGGCGAGGCCGCGCTGCTCGAAGGCTTCAACGCCATCCTGATCGAGCGGGAAGGGGAATACCGCGCCGATATCGCCCGGCGGATGGAGGCCGTCTTCGCGGGCAAAAGCGCGCGGATGAAGGCCAAGGCGGCGCGGGCAAGTGTATCGCCCCCGATGCCGCTTTTTGCCGAGCCGGCTGAGGGGGGGGGCGACGGATCTACGGAACCTTCGCCGATCAATCGGCCCGATCGGCCTCAAGCGATGAGGGCAGTTGAATGAGCGAAGAGCCCGCCACCGCAAAGATATTACTCTTCACAGGCGTGCGGCGCGATCCGCGCACGGGGAAGTATGACATCGAGGCGCTTGTGGAGGCCGCCGTTCTGGCCGGCAAGGTGCGCCGTTTCCCCATGGGCCACCGCGCCCTGCCGCTTGGCTGCGCCACGATCAGCGGCATGGCGGCCGCCATCGCCCGCGACGCCGGGCCTGCGGGCGACAGGCGGCCCGCCGTTTTGAATTTCAGCAGCGGCCACAGCCCCTCCGGCCTGCGCGTGCTGCCCGTGGGAATCAACGAGGAGGATGGAGCGTGACGAATCCCGGCAATTATGTGCTCGCGGCCTTTTTCATCGGCATGGCCGTGCCGCTCGGCATGATCGCCGTCGCGATGATCGAGGATGACCCCCGCCCGCCCGGCTTCCGCCGTCTGGTCCTCATCGTGCTGGCGCTGCTCATGCTCGGCGCATGGCTTTCGAAGGCCCATGCCCACGGCCCATGGCCCTGGGCCTGCTGCGCCGACAATGATTGCGACGAGATCGACGCCCGCTTCGTCAGGGAATACCCGGAGGATGACACGATCCGCATCGCCATCCCGCCCGGCGGCCACAAGCTCTGGGGGCCGGAGCAGACCACGACCCGGCGCGTCACGCTGCATCGCAGCCAGTTGAAGAAACCCGTGACGGGGGAATGGGGGCTTTGCATCAAGCCCTACACCTTCGAATTCCTCTGCGCCTTCCCGCCGATGGTGAGCGGGTGATGCGATCCATGGGCAGCTATATCGAGGAGAAGGCGATGCAGCCCGGTGCGCTCGTGCTGCATCGCATGGGCGAATTTTACGAGGCGTTTTTCGAGGATGCGGATGTCGCCGCGCGTTTGCTCGGCCTGCCGGTGACGGCGCGCGGCACGCATGAGGGCCAGCCCATCCCGGTCGTCGGCGTGGCGGCGCGCAATCTTGCCGCAGCCGTCGCGGCGCTGCGGGCCGCCGGGCAGCAAGTGGTGATCACCGAATCATGACCTCCCCCGCATCCCCTCCCGATCCCGCGGCGGAGCGCATCGCCGCGATCGTCGGCCGGGCGCTCGCCGACGCTGCGGATGGAGCGCGGGATGATTCGCGCGGTGATGGCGTTGACGATGCGCCTCCTGCGCCCGATGACGGCGAGGAGGACCGCCTGCCTTCCGACAGCCATGATCCCGATATCAACATCGATGCGGTGCGCAGCTGCGCCGGGCTCGATCATTCCGACACCGACAACGCCTTGCGGCTGCGCAAGCATTTCGGCGCTGACCTGATGGTGGTGGCGCGCCAGGGCGTGGCGGGCGGCGATTGGGCGGGATGGACCGGCGCTTTCTGGGACATCGGCAATGGCGCGGCGCTCTCAATCATGACCTGCCAGAAACTCGGCGCGCGAATCGGCCTTGAGGCCGGGTTCCTCAACCTTTCCGAAAGCGAGGAGGCGGAAGTGGCGAAAGCCAGGCCCTTGCGCAACACCCCGGCGAAGGAGCGCAGCGCCTCGGACAATGAAACGGTCGACCGCGCCGATTCCCTGATCAAGGGCCTCTCCGGGCGGCGCAGCGCCCGCCGCAAATTCGCCGTCACCTCCAAGAACGTGGGCCGGATTGAGGCGATGCTGAAGATGGCCTCGCCGCATCTCAGGATCGAGCCGGACAGCTTGAACTCTGCGCCGCTCCGCTTCGCCTGCCGCAGCCACACGATCGAATTCGTGCAGGAGCCGGACCTGGAATGCCCGGACCCGGATGCCAACCGGATGCGCTGGACCTGCCGCGCCACGCCGGGCCATGACAGGGCCCATCTCATCACCGGCGTGGTGGCGGCGGATTACGACCCGGCCGCGCAGGCGCCGCAATGGATGACATTCCTCAATGACCGCCTGCCGGACGCCGACAAGCGCCGCACGGTCCAGGTCTTTTCCGGCCTTGGCCTCACCGGGCTTTTGATCCAGCGCCTGATGTTCCATTACGGCACCGGCGCCAATGGCAAGAGTGTCTTTCTCGAAACGCTGTTTTCGCTTTACGGCCCCTCGATGGGCGTGGCGCTGCCCGCCGAATCGATCACAGGTGCTGGCGACCGCAAGGCCGGCGGCCCCTCGCCCGATATCGTGCGGCTCTTCGGCAAGAGGGCGCTGCGCGTCTCGGAGCTGCCCGCCGGCGCGCGGGTGGATATGGAATTGGTCAAGCGCCTCACCGGCGGCGAGGGCCTCGCGGTGCGCTCGCTCTATGAGGGTTATTTCGAATTCGTGCCCAAGGCCAAGGCGCATTGGAGCGGCAATGACAAGCCGGGGTTGGATGGCGGGGATTACGCCACTTTCCGCCGCCTGCTGCTCGTGCATTGGGACACGACCGTGGATGAGGCCGTGCGCCGCGACATCCATGACATGGTCTCTGATTTCATGACCGAGGGCGCGGGAATCCTCAACTGGCTCATCGCCGGCGTGCTCGATTACCTCAATGCGGGCCACAAGATTTTCGTCGCCCAGGCGATCAGCGAGGATACCGAGGAATACCGCAGCGAGAATGATCCGGTCGGCGAATTCGTCAAGGATTGCCTTGAGTTCGAGGAGGGGGAGAAGGCCGAGGCCGAAGTGCTCTTCGCGGCCTACAAGAGCTATTGCGCCGTGACTGGGCGGAACGAGCCGCTCTCGCAGCTCAAATTCGGCACGGCGCTCAAAAAGCGTGTGCCGAAAAAGGGCAAGATCAATGGGCGGGTGTTCTATCGCGGGGTCAGGATTGGCCATGTGCCGCAGCCCGCGACCACTGGCCCGCAACCCGATGAGGCGCGAAACGGAGGGTTCTGACCGTCCCCTCAAGCCTTCGGTAGACGGTTGAGGGGATAGTCAGGGGATAATTCAGGGGAGGGTTGAAAATGGGAATTTCTCAAGCGGATCAAGGCCTTGAGCCGACGAGGGGAGGATGTAGACCTTCTTCGCGCGTATAGCATCTTTTTGGGGTTTCGGGGGAAATGATGTCTCACGTATAGCGCCCGTTTCACTGTCTACATCCTCCCCTCTCGCGTCTATCCCCTTGTTATCGTTTATGTTTTTGCGTTTTTCACTATCTACTCATCTGTCTACCCACCCTCTACCAACTGTCTACAGGAGAGAAAAGGATGAAGAATAACAAGGAGATAGGTGGAAAAAGGCGGATTGGCGTGGTGAAGCTGCTGGCCTGGGCCTGGCGCGAGGAATTGCCGCTGGCAAAGCCGCTCCGCGCGGCTTCCGGCATCGGCGGGCCATCGCCGCCCCGCTCCGCCTGGCTCGGCATGGCGATGGATGCGATCGGCCCCACGGTGAGCGATGGCAGGCCGATGCTCAACGGCTGGGGCGTCGCGGCTGATCTCTCGGCGAAGCGCGAGCCGCACCCGGATGCGCTGCTCGTGGGCCAGGCCGTGATGGCGCTCGATGCGCTCGTCTTCGATCTGCCGCCGGACTGGGCGGCGAAGCCGGAGGTGCGCGCCGCCATCGCGGTGCGGGGCGATGCGGATGATCTCACCGAGGCCGAATGGCAGGCGGCGGCGCAAAGAGCGATCAACCGTCTGACCGTGACCGAGGCGGATGGATCGCTGCGCCCGCGCCACAAGGTCTCGGATATCGTCATCGGCGCGGCGACGCGGGGGCGCGCGCCGCAGCTGCGCAAGGCCATCGTCACGCGCCAGCCCGTGCTGGCCGCCAATGGCCGCGCGGCGTGGTTCGTCCGCGAATGGCGCGAGATCGGCACTGAAGCGGATGGCTCGCCGCGCTTCGCAGATGTGGAGACGAACGGCGTGCAGAAGAACGGCAAGTTGAAGCCGGGCGCCTATCGGCGATTTATCGACACGCCCGATCCCGCCGATTTCATGGTGGAGCGGGCGGAATACGAGGTCTGGCGCGCGGCCATGGATGTGCTGGCGGAGGATCTGGCGGGCAGGCTTGCCCGGTTCGAGGTGACGGGGTGCAAGCTGCCGTTTTTGCCATGGATCGAGGCGGGTTTCGAGGGCGGGGCGATGCTCGCCGAGGATGGGGGCGGCAGGATCGTGCCGTCGCTCGCTCCCGCCGCGCCTGCGCCCAAGGTCAAGCCGCTGGTTCTGGCCGGGCCGCCGCTCTCGGAATGGGGCACGCCGGTCAAGCCGAGGCGGCCTGCGGCGCGCGGCGAAAATAAATGCAAGGGCTCAACTCCGGGCAAGAAAGCGCCCAATGCGGGGTTGGCGCTGTTTAACCGCTTGATCCGTCAAGCGATTTCGGGCCGTGATTAACGGTGGTCGGGACTTGTGGCACGTTCGAAGCATCCCAAAAGAGAAAACGGTTGCGCCCGCGCTTCGGAGGCCGTCATGTGACGCTTCGCACCCCCGGCGGCGCGGGTCCTTCCGCCCCTCCCCCTCCCTGCGATGCGAAAGCGGCGCGGGATTTTTCCAGCGCCGGTTGCGCGAAACTGACCGAACACGCCGAACATGGATGAAGCCGCACCGAACATGACGGATGCGGGCTGGGTTTCCATCTCCGAGCTTGCCCGTCTGAAGGGCCTTGGCAAGGCCGCCGTTTCCGAGCGCGTCTCCGGCTTCGTCGCCAAGGGGCTGCTTTCGACCAAACCCGGCAAGGGCAAGGTGAAGCTTGTCAACCTGGCCGCTTTCGACCGCGTCGCCGGGGAAACCACCGATCTCGCCCGCGCCGCTGGCGCCGAGACGAAACGCCTGAACCTCGCGCCCGCCGCGCCGGCGCAGCTGCCCGCCGATCCGCTCGCGCCGGTCTATACCGCCGAGCAGGCCCGCCACATGGCGTACAAGGCCGAAAGCGCCAAGCTCGACCTTGAGGAGCGCCAGGGCAAGATATTGCAGGCCGCCGCCGTGGCTGCCGCCATCACCATGGCTGGCGAGGCCATCGCCCGCGCCGTTGACCAGATGCCCGCCCTCGCCGATGATCTTGCCGCCGCCGTGGCGCAGACCGGCGCGGCCGGCGCCCGCACCTTGCTCAAGGCCCGAGCCCGCGACATCCGCGAGTTGATGGCCCGCGAGCTTGCCGCCGTCCTGAACCTTGCGCCGCCGGAAGCTCCAGCGGAAACGGAAACCGACCCGGACGCCTGACCGGCAAACCGACCCGGAACGCCCGCCTATGACGCCTGCCCGCCCCGACGCGCTGACCGTCGTCGTGCGGACGCTCATCGCCGCCATCGCGCCGCCCGAGCAGATCGACCCGCCCACCTGGGCCGAACGCAACCTGATCGTGCCGGATGGGCCGAAGAAGCTGGAAGGCTGGAGCCGCGCGCTCACGCCCTTTGTCGCCGAGCCGCTCGGCCACACCAGCGTCGACAGCCCGGTCAACGAATTCTGCGTGATGAAATCGGCGCAGACCGGCTTCACCACGCTGATGATCGCCGCGATCGGCCACACCATTGATATTGAGCCCTGCGATCAGATGATAGTGCAGCCGACCGATGGTGCGCTGACCGACTTCAATTCGAAGAAGCTGCAGATCGCCATCGATCATTCGCCGGCGCTCTTGGCCAAGGTCGCGCCGCAGACGGCCCGCTCGGGCAAGGCCAGCACGACCTATGAGAAGCGCTACGGCGCCTCCTCGCTCACGCTGGCGCTGGCCTCGTCGACGGCGGATCTGCGCTCCAAATCGGTGCGCAAGGTCTGGCTCGACGAGATCGACGAATATGCCGATGACCTTGACGGCCAGGGCTCGCCCTTCGACATGATCGAGGCCAGGCAGGAAAGCTTCCTGCGCGACGGCACCTGGAAGCGGGCCTATGTCTCGACGCCCACGATCAAGGGCGGCTCGCATATCGAGCGCTATTGGGAGGCCTCGGACAAGCGGAAATGGTTCGTCACTTGCCCGCATTGCCGGGGAGATGACGGCGAATCATCCGAATATGTCTTCGAATTCGGGCCAAACTTCCGTTATTCGGAGGAATGGCCCTACCGCTCCTATTTCGTCGCGCCCTGCTGCGGCGTGGTGGTGGAAGAGCATGAGCGCCACGCTCTGGTGCGCGCCGGGCGCTGGAAGGCGACCGACCCCGCGCCGGGCCGCATGCCGGGCTATCATTTCAACGCGATGTCCTCGCCCTTCGTGCCCTGGGCGAAGATCGCCGAGCGCGCGGTCAAGGCCGGCGCCGATTCGGCGAAGCAGAAGACGTTCTATAATCTGACGCTCGGCCTGCCTTTCGAGATGAAGGGTGATGCGCCCGATCATGTGCGGCTCTTCGAGCGGCGCGAGGACGGGCTGCCGCGCTACCGCGTGCCGCCGGGCGGGTTGCTGCTCACCGCCGCCGCCGACGTGCAGATGCGCGGCATCTGGTATGAGATCGTCGCCTGGGCGCCCGATGGGCAGAGCTGGGTGGTGGACGCGGATTATTGCGACGGCGACACCTCTTCGCCGGATGGCGAGGCCTTCGCGCTGCTGCACAAGGCCACGATCGGCCGCGCCTTCCCCGACGCCTTCGGCGGCGAGCGGTTCATTGATGCGCTGGGAGTGGATTCGGGCTACCGCAGCCATGTGGTTTACAGCTGGGTGCGCGCCAACCAGCGCCTGCACCCGGATATGGGCAAGGATATCATCCTCGCGCTCGATGGCCGCGACGGCTGGCCCGTTCCGCCGATCGGCATGCCGAAGCTGGTCGACATCGACCTCGGCGGCCGCAAGATCAAACAGGGCTGCAAGCTCTGGCCGGTCGGCACCTGGTCGCTGAAAGGCTCGATCTACGATGACTTCCGCAAGGAAGGGCTGAAATCCGGCGCCTTGCGCGATCCGGAGGGCTATTGCCATTTTCCGTCCTGGCTCGGGATGAATTATTTCGAGCAGATCACCGCCGAATATCTGGCTGACGAGAAGCTGCGCGGGCGCTCCCGCAAGGTCTGGAAGGTCCGGCGCGACAACCATCTGCTCGATTGCCGCGTCTATAACCGCGCCATGGCCAGCTACCTCGGCCTGCAAAGCATGACGAGCGACGAATGGGCGGCGCTTTCCCGCCATCGCGGCCTGCCGGATGAGGCCGTCGCCCGCAACCTGTTCACAACGCTGCCGGAGCCGGAGGCGAAAGCCCCCGCCGCACCGGAAGCGCAAGACAAGCAACCCGCCCCGCAACCCGCGCCTCCCGCCGATGACTGGCTGGGCGGGCGCGCCCGCAACTGGTGATCGATGGCCTGGACGCAAACCGACATCGACGCGCTGAAGAACGCGATGAAGCTGGGCCTGCGCTCCGCCGAATTCCGCTCGGGCGACACGACCCGCAAGCAGGAGTTCCGCTCCTTGCGCGAAATGGAGCAATTGCTGGCCCGGATGGAGCGCGAGACCGGCGCGGCTGCGCCCGCCACGGTTTACGTCCAGCACAGCCGGGATTGAGGCATGAGCCGCTTTCTCGACATGCTGGCGCTGGTGGCGCCGCAAGCCGCGCTCCGCCGCCGCCATGCGCAGCTGGCGCTGGCCTCGCTGCGCGGCTATGACGCCGCCCAGCAGGGCCGCCGCACAACGTCTTTCCGCCCCGGCGCGCTATCGGCCAATGCCGAGATCGGCCGGGCCTTGCCCGCCTTGCGCGAGCGTTCGCGCGAACTGGTGCGCAACACCTTCATCGGCCCCCGCGCCCTTTCGGTGATCACCGCCCATGCGATCGGCACCGATCTTTCGGTGCGCTTCGACACTGGCTCAAAACTCGCCGACCGGGCCGTGCAAACGCTCTGGAACGAATGGGCGGCGCAATGCGACGTCGAGGGCGAAACGGGCTTCACCGGCCTGCTTTCGCTGGCGCTCCGCTCGGCGCTGGAGGGCGGCGACAGTGTCATCCGCATGCTTGATCCCCGATCGGGCGCTGTGCCCGGCGTGCCGCTCCGCCTGCATGTCACCGAAGGCGACCTGATCGACGAGACGCGCGACTCCAGCCTGACCACGGCAAAAGCAGCCAAGGCGAGGCTCGGCGTCGAACTCGGCGAGAATGACCGCCGCATCGGCTATTGGCTGCACGATAACATTCCCGGCGAGCCGGAGGCGGGTCTCCTCGCCAGCCAGACATCGAAGCTCGTCTCGCGCGATGAGGTAATCCACGTCTATCTGCGGCAAAGGCCGGGTCAGGTGCGCGGCGTGCCGATTTTCGCGCCGATCCTGATGAATGCGCGGGATTACGCCGATCTGCTCGACGCCACCGTGGTGAAAGCCCGGATGGAGGCCTGTATCGGCCTGATCCGCAAATCGAACGACACGACCGCCTCGCTCGGCGCTGCGGTGACGAACAGCAACGATTCCGACACGCTCACCTCGCTCCGGCCCGGCGCGGTTTACCGCCTGCCGCCCGGCGAGGACGCCATGGCCTTCGCGCCATCCAGCAACACCGCCTTCGATCCGGTGAGCCGCACCGTCCTGATGGCCATCGCCGCCGGAATCGGCATCACCTACGACCAGCTCACGGGCGATCTGTCGAACGCCAATTACTCCAGCCTGCGGGCCGGAAAGATCGAATTCCGGCGGCTGATCGCCGATATCCAGTGGAACATGCTGGCGCCGCAGGTCATCGACCGCATCGTCGCCCGCTTTCTTGATCGCGCCATCCTCGCCGGCCTGCTGCGCCGCCGCGAAGGCGGCTACCGCTACACTATCGTCATGCCCGCGCATGAGCCGATCGATCCGAAGAAGGATCTGGAGGCCGATATCCTCGCGGTGCGCGCCGGGCGCATGTCGCCGCAGGATTTCATCGAGGCCTGGGGCCGCGACTGGCGGCAGGTGATGGCGGAATACAAGACCTTCCTCGACGAGGCCGACAAGGCCGGCCTGATCTTCGACATCGACGCCCGCCAGCGGACCCGCATCGGCCAGCCGACCGAGCCGGCGGGTGGCAATCAGAATTCCGGCGATGCCAACGCCGCCGATTCCGCCGCCAACAATGGTTCCTGACAGCATGAAGAAGCACCGCAACCTGAAGCGCAGCGCCGCGCCAGCGGTCAGCCCGGAGGGGTTCATCCCCGGATCGACGATGGACCGCCGCGCCGCGCCCGAAACGCTCGCCCGCTTCGCGCTCGGCAGCTATGACAGCGAATCCCGCACGGTCGAGGCCGTCTTCTCCACCGGGTCGCGCGTGCGCCGCTGGGGCATTTTCGAGGAACTGGCGATCACGCCCGAGGCGATTGATCTGGCCCGCGTCTCCGCCGGGCAGGTGCGCCTGCTCGACAGCCACAGCCAGGACAGCATCGACGATATTCTGGGCACCGTCGAAAGCGCCCGGATCGAGGGCGATCAATTGATCGGGCGCATCCGCTTCGCCGCCAGCGAGGCCGGGCGCAATGCCGAAGCCATGGTCGCCGCCGGCGATGTGGGTGGCATCTCGATCGGCTACCGCGTCACGACCTGGAGCATCGCCCAGATCGAAAACGATATCGAAGTCTGGCGGGCGGACCGCTGGGAGCTCCTCGAAGTCTCCCTCGTCGCCGTTCCCGCAGATGCCGCCGGCATGGTCCGGCAGATCAACCCTTCCCCAACCCAACCGGAGATCGACGACATGCGTCGCAACACCCCCGCCGGCGATCCGCCGGTTCCCGTCAACACCCCCGCCCCTGTGGCTCCCGTCATCGAGACGCGCGCCGCGCCCGCTCCGGCTCCCGCTCCCACTCCGGCACCCGCCCCACAGATCGATCTCGCCGCCGAGCGTTCCCGCGTCCGCGACCTGAACGATATCGCCCGCCGCGCCTCGCTCGACACGGCTGTGCTCGATGCGGCTATCGCCGAAGGCACCAGCGTCACGGCGTTCCGCGCGCTCGCCTTCGATGCGCTCGCCGAGCGCCAGCAGCCCCGCTCTGCGGTGCGCATCGAACGCGACGAGACCGAGACGCGCCGCTCCGCGATGGAGGAGGCTCTGTTCCGTGGCATCGGCGGTGTTGATGCCAACCCCATCAGCGAACCCGTCCGCGCCTATATGCGGATGCCGCTCTACGCGCTGGCCGCAATCCGCATGGGCGAGCGCCAGATGCCGTTCACCATCGCTGATCGCGAGGATGTCTACCGCCGCGCGATGCACACCACCAGCGACTTCCCGATCCTGCTGGAAAACGCCCTCAATCGCCGGCTCGTCGGCAGCTATGGGCAGGCCGAGATTTCCTATCGCGCCATTTCCATGCGTGAGGATTTCAACGATTTCCGCCCGCATGACAGCGTGTCGATCGGCGATTTCCCGCTGCTGGCCCCCATTGCGGAAGCTGGCAAGATCCAGTTCGGCACGGTCGGCGAAAAGAAGGAAACCGTGGCGGTCCTGCCTTATGCGATTGGCCTTTCCATCACCCGCCAGCTTGTCGTCAATGACAGCCTGAACGGCATTGAGGCCCTTCTGGCGAGGTACGGCGAATCCGTCGCGACCTTCGAGGAGGTGACCTTCTACAACATGAAGGCGTTGAACTCGGGCGCTGGCCCGAACCTGCTGGAAGGCGCTGCAGCGATGTTCACCACAGGCCGCGGCAACCTCGCCGCCGCTGGCACTGCCATCACGCTCGCTGCTCTGGGCGCCGCGCGTGCGGCGATGCGCAAGTACAGGGCCGTTCCGCCCGCTGCCGGCGGCACCGGCAATATCTTGCAGTACAATGCGCCCAGCATCCTGCTGGTCGGCCCCGACCAGGAAAACGCAGCGGATCAGATTCTGACCACCATCACGCCGGCGACCAACGCCGCCGCCGTACCGACCTACGTCAGTTCGTTGACCAAGGTCGTGGCTCCGCAGTTTGGTTCTTCTTTGGCTTGGGAGCTTTACGTCAAACCATCGGTACGCTCCAACTACCGCTGGGGCCTGCTGAATGGCTACACCGCGCCGCGCATCCGCGTCGAGCAACCCTTCGGCACCCAGGGCACGCTGATGTCGGTCGAGCATGATTTCGGCGTCGGCGGTATCGACTGGCGCGCCGCCTACCGCAACCCCGGCGCCTGATAGCGCCGCATAGCCTTTCGTGGACCCGCCGGCAGCGCCGCCGGCGGGTTTGGCGAGGCTGCTGTCTTGTTCTCCCCTCCCCCACCACCATTGAGGTGATCCATGAAGAATTATGTTCGCGACGGTGATCGCATCCCCCTCATCGCTCCCGCCGGCGGCGTCGTCGCCGGCCGCGGCTATCTGATCGGCGATCTCTTCGTCATCGCCCTCACCACGGCTGCCGCAGGCGTCACCTTCACAGCGCAGATCGAAGGCGTCATCGAGCATGCCAAGACCGGCGGCCAGGCGCTGGCCCAAGGCGCCGCGATCTATTGGGACAACGTCGGCTTCCAGCTCACCACGACCGTGGCATCGAACAAGAAGATCGGCCATGCCGCCGCCGCCGCCCTTGCGGGCGACGCCACTGGCCTCGTGCGCCTCCAGGCGCTCTGAGGTTGACGCCATGCCCTGCAGCGGCTGCGGGCAGCGCGGTGAGATGCTGGGCCAGGCCGCCCGGCATATCGCCGTCGGGCAATACCAGCCGGCGCTTGCCGCGCTGGCCCCCCTGCCCGCCTCGCTGGCCGGCGATGCCGCAAGGCTCACGGCTGCCGTGCAGGCCGCCGCCGCCGCCGCCATCGCCCGCGTCACGGGGCGCTAGAGATGACCGTCCGCCTCATCGTCGATGTCGACACCAAGGGCATCGAGAACATGCTGGCGGCCGCCGGTGACCGCGCGCCCGTCGCCATCGCCCGCGCCTTGAACCGCGCGGGAACGCCGGCGAAGAATGCCTATCTCCGGCAGGTGCGCAATACTCTCGGCCTGAAGAACTGGCGTCACGGCGGCAAGGCCTCCGCCTCCGCCGTGACCGCGATGGAGCGCCGCACCAGCGCCCGCAAGGCCAATCCGGGCCGGCTTGAGTATTCCCTCGTCGGCTTCGGCCAGGGCCTCAACGCCAAATATTACGACCCGAAGGAAGCGCCGGGCGGAGCCAATGTCAATTGGCTCGGCTCGCGCCAGACCATCGCCCGCAGCTTCTATCTCGGCGGGCGATTCCCGCAGCGCAAGGTCAGCAAGCTTACGCCGAAAGGCGTCATGGTGCGCAAGGGGCCGGGCCGCTGGAACCTCGGCGGCGCCAAAGGTCCCGGCGTGCCGGAGGCCATGGTAACGCCAGGCGCGCAAGCCGTTTGGCTCGCCCATGCCCGCGCCCGCCTGCCAAAAGAAATGTCGCATCAGCTCTACGCCATCCTCGCTGGCCATGCGCGCGGCAGCTGGAAGCCCACATGACCTCCGCCTTCGCCGCCGTTGAAACCCTGATGATGGATGCGAGCCAGGCGCTTTTCGGCGAGACCTTGCCCGCCACGCTCTATCCGATGGCGAAGACAGGCGGGCCGAACGGGATCATCGGCTCCGATCCGGCCCGGGCCGCGCAAAGCGTCCGCGCGATCCGCTCGGAATGGTCGGCCGAGGTCGACACCTCCGACAATGGCATGGGCCGCAGCGCGGGCGCGTTCCGGCTCGGCGTCAACGCCACGCGCCACATCGCCACTTTGGCCATGGCCGATCTCGCCTGGCTGCCGAAGCGCGACGATGAACTTGTTTACGCCGGCGCGCCGGCGCGCTTCCGCATCGCCGAGGTGATGCCGGATGGCGGCGCGGGCTTCCGCCTCACGCTGAACGCGGTCTGACGCTATGAGCCTTTCACACCTTGCCCTGCGCATCGCCGTGATTGAGGCGCTCGCGCCCGCCGCGCAATATGCCGCCGCCGTTCCGGTCTGGCCCACGCTGGCCCGAGGCCGCGTGGTCGACAGCCAGATCGAAGCGGAGCCCGCCACCGAAGCCGAGGCCCGCACGCCGCTGATCGTGGTCTATACCGACGATGCGAAGCGCGAGGGCTATGGCTCCGCGCCCGACGTGTTCGACGGCGCTGAAACCGTGACGCTGGCGATCGAAATCCTCGTGCCGGTGCTGGTCGAGGTGGAGCAGGGCGTCACCCAATTCCTGCCCGCCGCCGCAACCGATGCCCGGGCCGAGGCCTGGCTGAACCTCATGGTGCAGCAGGTTTCCGAAACGCTGGACCGCAGCCGCATGGATGGCGTTTTGCGCCATGTGCTGATCGCCATCGGCAAGATCGAAAGCCGGCCCTGGACCGATGCGCAGACATCGCTCAGGCTCTCGGCAAGGCGGATCGAATGCGAATGCGCGGTGCGCGCCGCCACGGCGCTGCAGCCCGGCCTCACCGGGCTCGACCGCCTGCCCTCGCCGCTTTCCGAAGTGGCGAAGGAATTGCCCGCCAATGCCTATGGCCGCGCCATCGCCAATGATCTGGCGGCGCTGCTCTCGCCCGCGCCGGCGGATTTCCCGGCGCTGAACGATATTCGCCTCGCCGTCAATCTCACCCGCTCGGATGGCTCCGCGGAGCCGCCCGCCGCAGATCCCGCCGCCACGCCGCCCGTTGGCGATGCTGTCGCCAAAATCACGCCCTGAGAGGTCCCCATGCTTGTCCGCCTCGCCAATCCCGAACACATGCTGCCCTGGCCCGGCGTTCCCGGCCGCATCGTCACCGGCGATGAGGTGGTGGAGATCAATGAGAACCACCCGTTCTGGGGCGCATGTCTCAGGGATGGGAGTTTGGTGGAGGTGGTTGATTCTCCTGCCCCGCTCGCGACTTCTTCTGCCCCGCTCGCTCCGGACGCTGCTCGTCCGCTCGCGGGGGAACCTGGCCCAGCCGTCGCGAAGCCCGCCAAGACAACCGCCTGATTCTTTAGTTCCCGCTCGCTCCGGACGCTGCTCGTCCGCTCGCGGGTGTTTGCACCACGTTTGAACTGCTCCGCCGAATCCGTGCGGAGCGAAGCTGCAAGCTTGCTTGCGGCGCAGTCCCGCACGGCTTCGGCCAGCAAAAAGGACCCTTCCCATGCCGTTCATGTTCAACTTCATCCCCGGCGCCTCCAGCTTCCGCGCGCCTGGCGCCTTCTTCGAGGCGCAATCCGGCGGCCAGTTTGTCAGCAAGACCACGACGCTCGTCATGGGCTGCCGTGGCACGAACGGCCTTGTCGCCTGGCCGAACGACACGCCGCGCATCTGCCCGACGATCGAGGAGGCCGCGACGCTCGCCGGTTTCGGCACGCCGCTTTACGAAAGCTACCGCGTGGCAAGGCTCAATGATCCCTCCGGCGAGATCTGGATCAGCTCGGTCCCCGTCACCGGCACGGCGGCGGTCTGGACCCTTACGCTGGCCTCGTTGCCGGCCACCGGCGGCGATTACGTCATCGAGATCGCCGGACGCGAGATTCGCGGCACGATGGCGGCGGGCGAAGTCGTCGCCACCACGGCCACCAATCTGGCCGCCGCGATCAACGCTTATGCCGATCCGCTCACCAAGGCGGGACTCCCCGTCACCGCCGCCGCCGCCGCCGCTGTCGTGACGCTCACGGCGCGCACGCCGGGCGCGTTCATGAACGAGCTTGACATCTTCTCCGATCCGCTGAACGCCAACAATATCCTCGGGCCCACCGGCCGCCTCACCGTGGCGAACTCGGTGCCGGGCGTCGGCACGCCGACCGCGGCCGCCACGCTCGCCGCGCTGGGCGACGAGATTTTCGGCCAGATCATCTCGCCCTTCGGCGACGCCACCAATCTCGGCTCCGCCTCAACCGCGCTGGCCGACAGCAACGGCCGCTGGTCCTATCTGGCGCAGCTCTACGGGCATTATTCCAGCGTCGTCACCGGCAATACGGCCGCGCTCATTTCCGCCGGCGCGGCGCAGAACGACAAGCATCTTTCGCTGCTCGGCCGCGTCGCCTCGCCCACCCCTTCCTGGGAATGGGCGGCCGGCTATTTCGCGCGCCAGTCGAACTGGCTTTACGATGACGCCAACGGCAACGCGGCCCGCAACCAGACCGGCCTGATCGTCGCGGGCGTGCGCCCGCCGCGCAACCGCGCCGACTGGCCCTCGGTGCTGACGACGCAGAACAGCCTGATCAATGCGGGCATCTGCACATGGGCCGTCGACGGTGCCGGTAATGTCGTCATCAACAAGGCGGTGACGACCTACAAGCGCAACGGCGCCGGCCAGCCGGATATCGAATTCTCCAACCTCCAGCGCATGTTCCAGGTGATGCATATCTTCCGCTACGCGCGGGCCAAGCTTTCGTTCAAACACACCAACAAATCAACCTCGGCGGCCAATCCGGCCAATGTGCCCGCGATCTCAACCGTGGACGATGTCAAGGCCGATATGGTCGAGATCCTCTACGATCTGGAGCGTCAGGGCATCATCGAAAGCCCGGCGAAAGCGGCCAGGCTGCTGGAGGTGACGCGCGACACGGCCAATCCGTCGCGCATCAATATCGGCGCTACGGTCGACGGCACCGACCCGCTGGATATCCTGGCGGCGGTTGTGGTGTTCAGGCAGCTTTAGTTTTCCCACTCCTTCGGGACTTCGCCGCAAGCAAGCTTGCAGCTTCGCTCCTCCATCGTGGGATGGGGGAGTTAAACCCAACACCACGGAGAAACCAAAATGGCCGATTTTGGCGGCATCATCAAATTCCGTCTGCCGGACGGGAGCAACCTCACCGTGCGCGGCTCAGTCACGCATATGCCGGGCCGCTTCAGCTACGAGAAGATCAACAATTACGACGGCTCGCTGGACCGCTCGCTCAAGCCGGAGGGCTATGAATTCTCGCTCTCCCTCGCCGGCCGCGCCGTCAATGGCGAAAGGCTGGATTACGATGCGCTGATGGCGCAATCGGGCGTCACCTTCACCATCCTGGGCGACACCGAGCGGGTCGACCGCACCTATGGCGGCGCCGCCCTCACCGGGCGGCCCTCGGTCGACGCCATGACCGGGGAAGTCACCGGCATCACCGGCGTCGCCGAAACCTATCTGGAGCTCGCCCGATGAGCGAGACGCGCGCCGAGACGCGCGCCCAGACGCTTCCCGGCGGCAAGGTCCGGATCATTCTGGCCGAGCCCATGCTGGAGCATGGCCGCCCGGCCGAAAGCTTCACGCTCCGCCCGCCGACGATCCACGAGCAGATCACCATCGGCGATCCGCTCACCTGGGTCGTCGGCCAGGCCTCGGCGATGCGCGTCGTCGACCGCGAGATTCTGGCGCGGCTCTTCGGCGTGCTGGTCGAGGGCGTCGATGCGGATTTCCTCGGCCGCTCCACGGACCTGCGCGCCGGGCACCTCATCGAGGAGACGATCCTCGGTTTTTTTCAGGCCGCGCGGAGCGAACCCGCGCGCAAGTCCGGCGACTGATCGCCTCGGGCCTCGGGCTTGATGCGATCGGCCGCATGACAGCCGACGATCTCGACCGTTACGCCGCCTTTCTGGAGGATTGACCGATGGCGACCGTGATGCGCGCCGAGGTTGCTCTTTCGGCGCAGAACGGGCTCAAGCCCGGCCTCGCCGCCGCAGCGCGCGACCTTGAGCGCTTCCGGCAGTTGCAGAACCGCGCGGCCGCCTCGATGCGCGGCCAGGAAGTGATGGAGCGTGTCGGCGGCGCGTTCCGCA